TTTTGATACGTTCGTAGACAGCTCACCAGGACAATGGCTGCGCACGTCTTATAACATGCGTGGTGGCATTCATTACGAGCCAAACAGCGATACGCCCAGAGCCGACCAATCACAGGCTTTGCGTAAAAACTACGCTGGTATTGGTTTTACTTACGACCCCGTGCGTGATGCGTTTATCCCGCCAAAGCCACCAGTTGAGCTTATGCCTAATGCAGAGTTAGACGAAGAGTCTTGTACTTGGGTTGATCGTACAACTCCGGTAGAAACTCTTCCATGAGTGATGTAAAGGGATATGACATGGGATACTTTGGCAACATTTGGGTTCGCCAGAATATCCTTGAGAAAGCTGGGCAAGCCTGCGAAGGGCATCGCCATTCTTTCGATCACGTCTCTTTACTAACTAGTGGCGCAGTAGAGGTAGAAATACAAGGACATCCAGCCCGTCAATTTAAAGCTCCTACATTTATTATTATTCGCAAGGAACACGAGCATAAGTTTACAGCGCTGGCAGACAACACAAATTGGTACTGCGTATTTGCGCTTAGAGATTTAGACGGGCGAGTATCTGATTTATACACAATGGACCATGATCCATTAGGACAGGAATCATTATGACTTTAATATTAAACGGCGGCACAGGTAATGCAACTATAAGCACGACTGCAAATAGTATATCTGTTACTAATATTGCCACATCTAATATTACAAGCTCATCCAATTTAGTTTTTGCTACTGGCAGTGCAAATACAGTTGCTTTAACAATAGACCAGTATCAACAATCTGATTTTGCTGGTGGTATTCGAGAAAAAATAACGGTATCTGCAGCAAACGCAACCGCCAACGTAAACTTTGATGTGATTGACCAAGGTATTCTTTACTATACAGCTAATGCTTCTGCAAATAGCACAATTAGTATTCGTGGCAATTCAACTGTATCTCTAAATACTTTAATGGCGGTAGGAGAAACCCTAAGCGCTGTATTTATGAGTACCAACGGCGCAACTGCTCGATTAGTAAACGGGTATCAAATTGATGGCACTGCTGTAACACCTAGGTGGCAGGGAGGATCGGCCCCCACAGGTGGAAATGCCAACGCAATTGACGTATATGTTTTTACAGTTATTAAAACAGCTAACGCTGCATTTACGGTGTTGGCATCTCAAAACCAATTTAAATAATGTCATTCTTTGCTGCTAGACAACCTTCTACTCAATCGTTTGGGTTTACATCTGGCAGTAGGCCGCCTTATGTAATTACTTATTTAGCAGTTGGTGGCGGAGGCAGCGGGTCACCAGGCGGGAATTATGGAGGAGGTGGAGGAGCTGGGGAGTTTGAAACCACCACTGCGTCTTTCTCTCCAAGTACTGTTTACACAATCACGGTTGGTGGAGGTGGTGCTGGTGGTGGCGGTGGATCAAGCACAACTATTGCAGGTGGAGGTCTTTCTACCATTACTGCAGTAGGTGGCAATTCTGGTAGTGGTCAAAATGGCGGAGCTTCAGGTAATGGTTTTTCTGGTGGATCTGGGCCACAGTTTGCTGGTGGCGGCGGTGCTGGATCAAATGCAAATGGTAATGGAGCTAGTGAGCGTGTAGGTGGCGGTGGCGGCGCTGGAACTGCTACATCTATTACAGGTTCATCAGTTACTTACGCAGGCGGCGGTGGCGGAGCTGGCGTAGATGGTATTGGTGGTGGCGCAGCTGGAGGTGGTAATGGTGGTAAAAATCCAGAATCTCCAGCCGGTGGAAATGCTTCAGCAAACACTGGTTCAGGCGGTGGAGGCGCTGTTAACAATACCGCAGGTGCTGGCGGCTCAGGAAGAATTATTTTATCCATCCCAACAATTAATTATTCTGGTATTACGACTGGCAGCCCAACGGTTACAACTAATGGGGCTAACACAATATTGACATATAACTCTAGCGGAAGTTATACGGGGTAATCTATGTCCAATATAAATGCCGTACCAGATCCAAATTTAGGAATCCTCAGAAAATATGCTGATGGTACTGCTAACCTTGCGTTGCAAACAAACGGCGCAAATGCGGTAGTAATTAACCAGCTTCAAAATGCAAATTTTGTATCTACAGGCGCAGTAACAATTCCAAGCGGCACAACGGCTCAGCGCCCAAGTCCAGCAGTAAATGGAATGATTCGTTACAACACTAATTTTAGTGGTTTGCTTGAAGTTTATTTGGAAGGCACTTGGACTGCGGTTACTGGCTCTTATGTAATTTCTGCCTCTTATCTAATCATAGCTGGTGCTGGTGGTGGAGGTGGAAGTTCTGCTGGCGGAGGTGGTGCTGGAGGATATTTAGCAAATACTGCTAATTTAACGTCAGGAACCACATACACAATTACCGTTGGCGGTGGCGGTTCAGCGGATAGTAATGGTTCAAACTCATCTGCATTTTCTGTCACAGCCGTAGGTGGTGGTGGTGGTAGATCAGGAACTGCAGGAAACGCAGGAGGCTCTGGCGGCGGGGGTGGTGGTGGTACCGAAAGTAGCACGGGCGGTAAAAGTGGTGGATCAGGCACTGCTGGTCAAGGAAATAGCGGTGGTGGCGGTGGAAATACAACTAATTCTGATAATGCTGGTGGCGGTGGTGGTGGTGGAGCTGGAGGTAATGGAAGTGGTGGCGGTGCATCAACTGGTGGCAATGCTAACGGCGGAGCTGGTGGTTCAGGAGCAGCATCTTCTATTACAGGAACATCTGTAACACGTGCCGGTGGCGGTGGCGGTGGTCCAGGCAATGGTTCTGGCGGTTCTGGAGGCTCTGGTGGGGGCGGTAATGGTGGCTCAGGAAGTCGAGGTTTTCCTGGAAACGGTGCAGCAGGAACAGCTAATACTGGCAGCGGCGGTGGCGGAGGAACTTGGAATGGTTCTGGCGGAAACGGTGGATCTGGCGTAGTAATTCTTTCTGTACCAACCTCATTATATTCTGGTACAACTACAGGAAGCCCTACCGTTACTACATCAGGTGCAAATACTATAATGACGTTTAACAGTTCAGGAAGCTACACAGCATGACAGTCAGAATAAATGCCAGCTCTGCGGGGCTAACCGAAACAGCCGATAACTCTGGGATCCTTGAGTTTCAGACTGCAAACACGTCTGCGCTTGTAATTAGTGCAAATCAAAACGCTAACTTTACTAGCACTGGCGCAATTACGCTCCCTGTAGGTACAACTGCTCAACGCCCTGCTGGTGTAAATGGGATGTTGCGGTACAACACTTCAACTACAGCTTTAGAAGGTTACGTTAGCGGCGCTTGGATTACTGTTAGAGCAGCTTTTACAAATGCGAGTTATTTAGTAGTTGCTGGTGGTGGTGGTACTGGGGGAAATGGCGGAGGCGGAGGCGGTGCGGGTGGATACTTAGCAAGCACTGTAACGCTAACTCCTGGTCAGGTTTACACAATTACCGTTGGCGGTGGTGGTGCTGGTTCTGCAACCCCAACTGCTAATTTAAGAGGTGGAAATTCAAGCGTATCTGGTGGTGGAATTAGCACAATTAATACCGTTGGCGGGGGTAATGGTGGTGTTGGCAATGGTGGTGATGCCGAATGGTTAAGAGGTAAAAACGGTGGTTCAGGCGGAGGAGCGCACCGTGGCAATACCGTTGGCACTGGAACCGTAGGTCAAGGTAATGATGGCGGTCAAGGTACTGGAACCGGCTCATCTAATGGCGGCGGTGGAGGTGGTGCTAGCGGAATTGGCTCCAACTCAACTGGCACTGATAGAGGCGGAAATGGTGGTTTAGGTACAGCTTCATCTATTACAGGATCTTCGGTAACTTATGCCGGTGGTGGTGGCGGCGGCGGTGGATCTGGTGGTGGTGGCACTGGATCTGGTGGTGGCGGTAATGGAGGAGGACCGAGTGCTAACGGAGCATCTGGTTCTGCAAATACAGGCGGAGGAGCTGGTGGAGGTGGAGACAGTGCTGCTGGTACTGCAAATGGAGGATCTGGTGTAGTAATTTTTTCTTTACCAACATCATCTTATTCAGGAATTACCACTGGAAGCCCAACAATAACCACATCTGGTAGCAATACAATCTTAACGTATACCGCTAGCGGTACTTATACGGCCTAATCATGCTAGGTTTTACACCATTTGCATCCGCCCCGTTTTCAGACTTAGGTTCTGGAAGCGTTGAAGTATTTGTAACTGGCGTAACTGGGGTAGGACAAACTGGCGTTTTAGACGCAACTGGTACCGCCAATGTATTTTTAACTGGCGTTCAGGCCGTAGGTCAGGTAGGTACGGTACAGGCTCAAGCGGATGCCAACGTATTCTTAGTTGGTGTTCAGGCGGTAGGGCAGCTTGGAACCGCCGTTGCAACAGGATCAGCTAACGTTAATTTGGTCGGTGTAGAGGCCATCGGGCAGGTCGGAACTGTAGATGTATCAGCTAACGCAAACGTTTACCTAGAAGGGGTTACAGGATATACTCAGCTAGGTACAGCTACTGCTACAGGCGGTGCAAATGCGGTCGTTACGGGTGTTACTGCGGTAGGTCAAGTTGGCACTGTAGGTATTGAAGTTGTAACCCAGGTCTTTGTGACAGGGGTGCAAGCCGTTGGTCAGGTCGGTACAGTAACGGTTACGGGAAATGCGGTTGTTTATTTAACTGGCGTACAGGCAGTAGGAATAGTAGGACAGGTGCTTGTTTGGGGTCAAATACCAGACAATCAAACACCAAATTGGGCAAATATTGATGATGATAGCAACAACGGATGGACGCAAGTTGTTGATAATGCAGCAGAAAATTGGGACTTAATAGCGGCTT